TTATGTAATTTTATATCCACTATAGTCAAAACTAGTCGATGCTTCGAACGTGGAAGCGCTATCATTTTGCTTCACTACGAGCCATTGTTTTGCAAATTCGGATCGAGGATAGCTTCGGTAAGCCAAGCGGTACAGACCCCACGATAACACGCCAAGACTTGGAAACCATAGAAATAGCAAAGTGAGAGAGCTGGATGCGCGATTAAAATGCACGCATATAAATGTTGAGATTATTCCGATAGCACCATGCACCAACGCTAAAGTGCTATTTAGAGTGGGCGTTGGCTTTGTTGATAATCGCTGACGATTCCTGCGCTCCCAACGACTATCCAAAAACACTTCGAGATATGCTCCGCCGGCGGAAACGTATGTTCCAAAAAGCCATATCATCCGTGCCGAGAGTGCTAGAACTAAGAGAATGCAAGCAGAAGCAATGGACCACTCCCATTTGTCGGCTTGCGCTAGGGCTCCGGTAACGATTGCCGAAGCAGCGAGAATTGCTATTTTAAGAACCTCAAATCGACGTTCTTGCCACTTGAGCATTTCATCCCTCAGCGACTTAAATTCCTCAATTTCAATCTCGGTGAGCATGGCTTTTATGAATAGGGGTGACCAAGAATACAAAGTGATTACGGAAGTGCTGCCTCTTGCTTCAGGACTTCCTCAATAAACGTCTCGATGCTGATGCCCCGGGCCTTGGCCTTTTCGGATAGGCGATTCCACGTCGGGAGATCGAGAACCGGACTGATCGGAACGCCGCCATTCATGATCTGATCGATGATGCGCTCCGCGGGACCGGGAATGGAACGATTGGCGGACAGCCAGCCATCAACGGTGACCTTGGACACGTTGCACTTGTCGGCAAGCCAAGCGCGGTCGCGGCCCTGTTCGGAGAGCCAGGTTTTGATGGATTCAGCGGTGATCATGACCGGAGCGTAAATCGAAAATATGCAAACTGCAAATCTTTTTGCTTGCCAATGTGCGCACTTTGCGTATTGTTGTTGCGCAGAGTGCAAATCCCCATGACCATTCAACTCCTCATCGTCCCCAGCGCCAGCCTGCCCGCCGAGGTGCTGGAAGCCATCGCCCGGAAGGCCAAATCCGCCGGTCTGAGCACCGAGGAATACGTCGCGCGGCTCCTGAAACGGGAGGCCGAGGACGACACGCAGGAGGTGTTCTGAACCCAATCAACCAACGTACGAAGATGATCAAACACCCACTGAGCGCCCCCTCCACCTACGGAGACGGACCAAGCACCCTCGGACAGCGGAAACGCGCCACCCGGATGTCGGACCTGCTGCGCAGCGTCCAGTATTTCTGGGACCGCCGATGGCAGCCGACCGCATGGCTGAAGCAATGCAGCCGCGAACTGATCACCGAGTCGGTCTTTCAAGCCCGGTGCCTGATTGCCATGAAAGGAGGGCGCGGCGCATGAGCCTGCGAAATTGCCAGACGATGCGCCGCAAGCTGGTGCGCCGGGGCATTCTGAGCCTGACCCGGGGCATCGAACTGCGCGAGGCGGAATGGGTCACAGAAGAATGCGGAACCCCGCTCTTCTCAAACGACGGCCCCGTGTGCCGGGGCTGCGCGAGCGGATGGTGGCATCCGCAGAATTTTCCCCTGACGCTCCTGACGGAATTGGAGCAACCCTGCCCTGCTCTGGCGATGCCTGATCCGGCGGCGTTCGAACGGGATTACGAAACGCTCTACGTGGAGCACTACGGAAGAAAACAGGGCTCACCGGGAGGTTCGCCCCACCATGATAGGAGGGCGGCATGAAGGTGATGGAACTCAGATTCGGGATCGATGTGGAGACGGGAGGATTTCAGCCGGACCGTAATCCGCTGCTGGCCATCGGCTGTTGGTGGAGCACCGGAAGCGGAATCGACCGCGGGCTGAAAGTGCGAGTGCAGCGGCAGCCCGGAACGATAGTGGAACCGGCGGCGAAGGATCGAAACGGATGGCAATCGGACAAGCAGTGGCTGGATCTCGGGGCCGTCCCGCTCAAGGTCGCCGTCTGGCAACTTCTCGATTATGTCGAACGGCTGCAAACGATGACACGGGCGGCGAAACTGGTGCCGGTGGCGCACAACACCGGGCACGATTGGCCGTTCATCGAACATGCGCTGCGGCACTGCGGCGGCGGCACCTATCCGTTGGAGCGTTGGCACGATCACGTCAGCCACGGCTGGCGGTGCAGCATGAAACTGCTCCGGAGCATGATGGACGCCGGACTGATCGCGGAGGGATCCGCCGGACTCGACCGCCTGATCACACTGAGCCGCCAGATTTCCCGTCCCGCCATCCACGATCCGCAGGATGACGCCCGCTTCGCCTTCAACGGATACGAGTGGCTCATCTGCCAAATGAACCAGAACGGCGCACGCCGGATTCCCAGCGCCGCCTGACGATATGGAACTCTCTGAAGCACTAAAAGGCCTCGCGGCGATCAAGGACATGCTGCCTGCAATTCAGGAGCATCTCAAAGAACGCGCTGTGAAGGAAGCCGTGGATGACGGAGCCGCCGTCGCGGTGCGCCCGTGGAGTTTCCGCCACCCACTGAAGAATGAGTCCGATCCGTGGTTCGGTCTGTCCTATCAAGACTGGCTGGCAATGCGCAACGAAGGCTTCGACGGCATGTATACTCCGAACGATCCTTCGAGCGGACGGGCAAGGCTCATGATCATCTATGATGAAGCCGTGCGCTGGCTTGAGGACAAAGCCCGGAGGCAGAAGGGAATGATGGCTGACAGGAGCGAAGACAACAAACGCCTGCGCCGGGCGCGGGAGTGCGAAGGGAGGGCAGCATGACCGCCGAACAACGCGACGCCCTGTGCGAATACGTGGACGGTCTGCGTGAAGCGGGTCGCCGCTACGACGAAATTGCTGGTCAACTGGAAGGCAGCGTTCCGGAAGCCGTCCTCGAGAAGCTCGAGGACTGGCACCGCAAGTGGAAGAAAAGGCAGTGGCGGGACGAACTGAAGCGACAGCAGGAGACGGTGCCCATCGGTGAATCCGACTTCGCGTCCGGCGGTGCGGGAAGTGAGGAAACAATGCCCGCTGCTCTGGAAGCGGAGCGCGAAGTTGTTCGCTACCTCGCGGAGCGCCTACTGGGTCATGAAATCTTCGATGGCGGCGGCAAGGTGCGGTGGAAGACGCTTTATACCCGGTCACTGAGCGAGGGGCAGACATGTGAGTCGGTGAAAGGTCGCGGCCAGGCGGCGGGCACCCGGTGGCTGCGTTCGGCGGTGATATTTCGGACGGGCACACGCATCGATCACGTCGAAGCGGAGGCGCGCATTCGTGAGCGAATCCGCCCAGACTCGGCAAAGGCCCGACAGTTGGGGTTCAAGAGAGAGGCGGTGTTCCTTCAAAAACTGCACCTCGTGAGGGAGCGGCTGGATCAGACAGAAATCTGCGCGAAGCTTGCGGCTCTGCTGCAAACCTATTTGGGCCGCGCCAGCGGCATCAAGAGCGGGGCTCACCTCGCTCGCCTAACCGACCGCACCCGGCAGGCCGTGAGTGCCCGAAAGCTACTGATCGCCGAGGACTACTACGCCAGGACCGGCGGCAAAGCAGGCTTCGAAGGCCTGACAAGCGCCGCACGGCACCGGGAGAAGGTCGCCGCCAAAGCTCAGAGCGAAACTGATCAATGCCATGAATGACAAGCCGCGATGGCCCCATGCCGACGGGATGGCAATAGCCGCAGAAATCTGGACCGTGCTCGAACCGGTCTGCGAACGAATCATCGTGGCCGGATCGCTGCGACGCCGGAAGCCGACCGTGGGCGATGTCGAGATTCTCTACATTGGCCGCACGGAAACGCGCCCCGATCCCGACGACATGTTCGGCACCATCACGGTGAACCTCGCCGATGAAGTGATCGCGGAGTTGGAACGCACCGGACGACTGGAACGACGGCGGAACGTGAACGGTTCCGAGATGTTCGGACCGAAAAACAAACTGATGCGACACCGTGCGAGCGGCATGCCGGTGGACCTGTTCGCCGCAACATTCGAGAACTGGTGGAACTACCTCGTCTGCCGCACCGGCCCGGCGGACAGCAACACCCGGATCGCATCGGGGGCGCAGTTTCGCGGCTGGAAGTGGCATCCTTACGGCTCCGGCTTTTCCCGCGAGAATGAGGAAGGGGAGCGGGAGGAATTTACGGTGACCTGCGAAGAGGACGTGTTCCGTTTCGTCGGGCTGCCGTTCGCCGAACCCTGGGACCGGAGATGAATGCACCAAGCCTCATAGAGCGGGCGCGTGCCTACGTCGCTCGCATGGACGCCGCCGTTTCCGGCAGTCATGGCCACACGGCGACTTTCAAAGTGGCCATCGCTCTGCGACATGGCTTCGGTTTGGCACTGAATGAGGCTTGGCCACTGATCCTCGAATACAACGAACGGTGCGTCCCGCCGTGGTCGCACAAAGACTTGCAGCACAAGCTGGAACAGGTAGAGAAGACGCATCATCCAAAACCGCGGGGGCATTTGAGAGGACAGAGCGGCGACAGCAGCCCGGCGGATAGCCATCACGCATCGGCGGAGGCCTCGCCGCAGCGGGATCGTCGAAATTGGCGGGAGTTTGATCGCGGAATGCTCCACATGGAACAACGACGTGACATCAAAGTGGACGCCGAATGGCTCTGGAAGCGCAGTCCCATTGATTGCCGCTGCATATCGGCGGGAGATTTCCTGACACATATTCTCATGCCCGATGATCGCGTGATCGCCTTCAACGATGAGCGCAGCCAGGGGCAATACATCTTCTGGAACCACACCGAAGAACGAAAACGCGGCTGGTATCGCCTCGGCGAGCATCGTGGTGAACGGGCGACCTTCGTCTGCGGCCTTGAAGCCACGCCCGACGATATCCGCCGCGCCCGGAATGGCGTGTGGTGGCTCTGCCAGCCGGTCTCAGGCGAATGGCGCTCCAATGGCGAAAAGTGGAGCCGCCGCAGCGAAGGCAACGTCACGTCGTGGCGGTTCATGGTTCTTGAGAGCGATGAGCCTGGCATCGAGCAAGAGTGGCTGAACCTGCTGGTTCAACTGCCGCTGCGCATCGTGGCGATGTACACGAGCGCGGGCCGCAGCATCCATTCCCTCGTCAGGGTGGACCTTCCCAGCAAGGCATCGTGGGATCGATTACGTGACTACCTCAAGCCGCTCCTGACAAAGTTCGGTGCCGACAAAGGAGTCTTCAGCGCCGTGCGCCTGACGCGACTTCCCGGATGCCAGCGTGAAGGCACCACGGCGAAGGACGGCCGCTACCGGCGTTACGAGGAACCGCGACTACAGTGGCTGCGCTTTTTGAACCCCGGTGCGGAGTGGAAGCCGATTCTGTCGCTACCGGTGCTCCGCAGTGAACCCATGTGGGAGGAGGCCTATGTCTGATCCGTCGCAAACATCCAGAGCCGAGCTGCCGGACGAACTGAAACGAGTGCTCGTCCAACTCAAGCCTTACTTCGAGCGGTCGGATATTCCCGTTCCGCCGGAAGCGGAGCGGGGCGTACCCGAGTTGCAGGCAAATATGCGCGTGAGCGAAATGGCCCACGCGCTCGGTCAACAACTGCGCGGCAGCGGGCTGTATTTCGCAGGAGCGGAGCCGGTGACCATCGACGAAGAAACCGGCGAAATGCAGCCGATGACCCATCTGCGGTTCGTGAGCTGGGTGGAGGAGTTCGTTTCGTTCTACAAGTTTATCCGAAAAGAGAAGGAGTATGTCAGCATCAGCGAGCGGCGCGCCGCACAGGTTCTCAAGAGCGACGCCTTCCGCGCTCACATTCCGAAACTGTCAGGGGTGCATCCGATTAAGCTGCCGGTGCGCCGCAGGGACGGTTCCGTGGTCCTGCTGCGGGCGGGATACGATGAGCAGAGCGGTATCTACACGCTTCGGGGCGGACCCGACTACGCGGAGGATATGCCGCACATGGAGGCGGCCACTCTCCTCTTCGACATGCTGCAATTTTTCCCGTTCAGCGACGGGGACAGAAGCCGCGCCGTTCATCTCGCCTCGATGCTCAGCGTCTTTGGCGCAGGCCTGCTGCCAGCCGGAGCGCGAGCTCCGATGTTCATCTACAATGCGAATCAGGTCGGCAGCGGAAAGACGCGTCTGGCGCAAATGGGAGTGATCGCGGTTTACGGAAAGTGCGACGCCGGCACCTGGGGAGAGAGGGCCGAGGAGTTCCAGAAGGAACTCGATTCGGCTGCGCAGGCGCTCGCGCCCTATCTCTTTTTCGACGACAAAACCGGACTGCTCAGAAGTCAGGCCCTGAACCGGTTCGCCACATCGGGGCAACTCGGAGGCCGGGTGATTTGCACCAAGGAGCGGTTCTCCGTGCCTCTGCGGACAGTGATTCTGATCACGGGCAACCACTTGCGGTACAGCGATGACATCTACCGGCGCTCTCTGATTTGCGACCTGTGGGCCAGAGTGCAGTACGATCAGCGCAAACTGCCGGCTGAGGCCATCGACATGACGGAGGAATGGTTGCGGGCCGAGGTGAACCGTAACCGGATACTGGCGGCGTTGTGGTCGCTGGTGAAGCACGCGCAGGAGTTGCAGGCAGTGCGCCCGGCAATCATCGCACGGAAGATCGGGTCGTTTGAGTCGTGGTCGGAAACCATTCCTCCGATCCTCATACACGCCGGCCTCGGAGATCCGACTGAGATGCCGAAGGTCGTGGAGGCCCAGCCGCATTTGCAAGACGCGCGTAATCTGGCCCGCATTGCGCTTGATGAACTGGTCGGTGATAAAGCGGTGCATCCCGTCAGGGTCGCGCAACTGGTGCCGATAGCACGGCTCAACGGGCTGTTCCCGGACAAACTCGGAACGCTTGATGATATCATACGCGAGCTGGATTCGGGCCGGGGTAAATGGAAACCGGTGCAATACGTGGAGCCGACACTGGTCGGTGAGTCCTACAAGCACCGCGATCCTGACGCTGCTGAGAAGCGGCAGCAGGCCGCCGAATGGACAGACCGGGGGATGATGACCGCATTCGGAATTGCGATAAAGAAGCTCATGAACGGCCTGGAGTTCTCCAACTCAAAAGGCGACCGCTACCAGTTCGGCATGCGCGGCGAGGACAGGCACGCGACCTACACCTGCACGAGGTTGTAATCCGGGCGTGTTTCCCGTGCCCTTCCCGTTTAGAGGAACGGTCGGCTGCCCCGCGCCCCTGCGCTCTACGCCGGGCTCACCGTGCCCAAAGTTCGCGGAAGGCTTGGAGAGGTGTGCTCCAATCATGGGGAGGTGTGAAAGGTCCGCCAAAGGTGTGCAATTCATAACTTATTGATTTCCAGTCCTTCTCCGAAGGAGTGCATACCTTGCATACCTTCTCCGGGAAAATCGGTACGAAATTGAAAAACAGGAAATAGTGAATCGCCGGGCGTGCCCTTGGCCCCTCAAGGTCTGCAAGGAGTGCAGGCAGGGAAGGAATCTTTTACTTTTGTCCCTCACCTACCGAGTTTCCCGACCCCAGGGGGACAGGCGCGCAGACAGGCCGGAAATTTCCTGTCACTTTTGGCACCGCGGGGCTTTGACATTTTCGGATAAGGGCATGGACGATGAGAATCTCGAAGCTGCTCTGGCCCGCATGGACGGTCCGGGGGGCATTTCGCGCGAGACCTGCTTCCCGATGGGACGCCGGCTGCACACCCAGCGGCGCAAAGACCTTCTCAAAGGGGCCGCCCGCCGGGCAGCGCGGCAGTTCATCCAGCCGGAGAATGCCGACGACATCGTAGCCGCCCTGCCGATCGAGGAAGGCGACAGCACGCACGGAATCATCCCCGGCGACTTCGTGTTCTGTGACCTGCTGCCGCGACTGATCGCGAAGAATGGCTGTCCGCCGCGGATCGACATCACCACGCTCTCCATGTCTGAGGGGAACGTCCATACGCTGCTGGGCATTCTGAATCATGCCGCAGAACCGACCATCACCCTGCTGGCGAGCGTCTATTTCTGGGAAACGAACCAGAGCATCGCCCGCGCCGTCGAAACGATGCTCGTGCCGCACCCGCGATTCCGCTGCGCCGTAGGCCGGCAGCACACGAAGATCATCCTCCTGGATTACCCGGACAAGGTCTGGGTTATCGAGGGAAGCGCGAACCTGCGTTCGTCGAACTGCATCGAGCAGATCACGATCACCGCCGCCCGCGACGTGCTCGAGTTTCACCGGTCGTGGATTGCCGAGTTTCACCAACGCGCCGCCATCCGGTCGCCGCGTCAACCCGTGCCCTGTTTATGACTGCACCCGGCCTCAATCCCGACGACCGCGAGCTGATCCGCTCCGCGCTCGGCAAAGTGAACAAGCGGATCGTGATGAACATCCTCCAGAAGATCGAGTCGGGTGGTATCCCGACGCCGCGGGAGATGGAGATCCTGAACGCCTCATCGTCGCCGGGGCCTGCCGCCGCCATTCAGGCCGCGCCGCCGCCGACGGCCCCCGATTTGATCCTCGAATCCCCGGACACTCCGCAGGGTCAGGCCGGGATCGCAGCGAAGTACAATGTCAGCACCCGGAAAGTGAAACGCTGGGTGGCCGCCGGACGTGAAACCAGCGACCCGCCGCCGCTGCATTCGCCGACTGAAATGGTAGCGTGGGCCGGGCGGATGAAGGAAAAGCAGATCGAAGGCTTCCGCTTCCGCTGTCCGGCGGAGATCGAGGCCGCCGCACAAAAGCACAGCGCCCCGCCAGCCGCACCTGAACCCGTCGAGGCCCCCGTCGGTGGCGAACTGGCCATCGACCTGACCGATTGGGATCCCACAAACGTGAACTTCGACGACGGCGTGGCCGCCGCGAAGATGAACTTCACCGTGCAGCAAGGACTGTTGCGGCAGGCCTTCGAGAGCAAAGACCCGGACAAAATCCGCACCGCCCGCGTCGCCTTCAAAGAGGCACTCGATCTCTACCGCGAAGTCGAGCGCGACCGAAAGAAGATCATGGCCGACCAGGGCGAGCTGCTTCGCCGCGACGTGATCCGCCGCGAGATGCAGGAACTCCACGGCAACATCCCGCGGAACCTGAAGCTGAAGCTCAAGGACAGCTTCGGCGAGCTGCCCGCCGTCAGCCAGTCCCGCGAACTCTGGCACTCGTTCGTCGAGAACCTCGTCGATGAGGCCTGCCGCCGCCTCGTGGAAACCAATTTCGCCACTCCTCAATCCTCACTCAAAACCGCATGAATCCACCCGCCCTCCATTGTCTCCATGACGCCGTCCTTCCGCTCTCCGAACTCAAAGAGCATCCCCGGAATCCGAACCGTCACACCCAAAAGCAGAGCGACCTGCTCGCGAAGATCATCGCCGCGACCGGCTGGCGAAACTGCATCATCGTCTCGCGCCGCTCCGGCTACATCGTCGCCGGGCACGGGCGACTCTATGCCGCCCGGACGCTGAAGCTCGACTCCGCACCGGTGCAGTATCAGGACTTCGAGGACGAGGAGGAAGAGCTGCGCCACCTGCTTGCCGACAACCGCCTCGCAGAGTTTTCGCACCGCGACGATGCCGCGCTCGCGTCCATTCTATCGGAACTCAAGGAAGACGGCGGCCTGCAGCTCACCGGCTACGACGACAGCCACATGGAGAAGCTGCTCAAGAAGCTATCGTCGGACACAAAGTCCGATGCCGACGCGGAAGCCGTCGTCGATCCGAACGAACTGCTCGCCCGCAAGTGGGGCACGGCCACGGGACAGGTCTGGAACCTCGGCAATCACCGGCTGGCCATCGCCGACGCCACTGACCCGGCGACGTGGGAAGCCCTCATGCCGGGCGAGCAGGGCAACCTCGTGTTCACCGACCCGCCGTATGGCGTGGACTACGAGGACAGCAAAGGTCGCAGCATCGATGGCGACGACCTGAAACGCGACGACCTCGCCGGTTTCCTGACGCGTGTGCTCGCACTCGCCTGCAAGGCGACCATCCCGGAAGCGCCGTTCTACATCTGGCACGCGAGTTCGACCCGCGACGATTTCACCTACGCCATCAAGAGCGTCGGACTCGTCGAACGCCAATACCTGACGTGGGTGAAGGAAGGCTTCGTGCTCGGTCATGAGGACTTCCACTGGCAGACGGAGCATGCGTTCTACCTGAGCAAGCAGGGCACCAAGCCGCGATGGTTCGGCGACCGTTCGCAATCCACCTGCTGGAGGATCGCCGGTCAGGCGGCCTCCGCCGGCGTCCACGCCGGAAAGGAAGGCGTGCTCATCACCGACGGGAACGGGAGGCATCTGTTGGTGAAGGAAACGGCGCCTCCGAAGTCGTCCAGCAAGGTCCGGCATTTCCGCGTGCCTGCCGGCGAAACGATCACCCTGCTCCCGCAGGATGGCAGCACCGCGTGGCGGGTGTCCCGGGATCCAGTCACCGACTACGTCCATCCGAACCAAAAGCCCGCCGCCCTCGCTGGGATGGCCCTCAAGAACTCGTCGCAGCCCGGCGACGTGGTGATCGACATGTTCGGCGGCAGCGGCTCGACGCTGCTGGCCTGTGAGCAACTCGGGCGCAAGGCCCGGACCATCGAAATCCACCCTCACTACGCCGCCGCCATCATTGAGCGCTGGCATCTCGCTACCAAGAAACTCCCGCAGAAAGCCGCATGAGCAACGACCTCCACCGCAACAGATGGAAGACTGAGCCGGGCCAGGTCTGGCAACTCGGCGAACACCGCATCGCATGCGTTGACTGCACGCGCCCCGAAAGCTGGGACTTCAGCGACAGCGACTCCGCTGCGCTCGTGTTCACCTCGCCGCCCTACGGCCAGCAACGCGACTACGAATGTGCCAACGTCCCGGATTGGGACGCCCTCATGCAGGGATGGTGCGGAAACGTCTCGCACGTCGCCCGCGACAACACGCAGGTGCTCGTGAACCTCGGCATGATTCACCGGAACGGCGAATGGCTGCCGTATTGGGAGCAATGGTGCGAATGGATGCGCCGGCAGGGATGGCTGCGCTTCGCGCTCAACGTCTGGAACCAATGCACCGGCCTGCCGGGCGACTGGAACGGACGCTGCGCGCCGTCATTCGAGTTCATCTTCCACTTCAACAAATCGCTCCGCTACCCGAACAAGTGGCACGCCAAGAAGCCGGAGAGCATCGCCGTCCGCGACAAGTACACGATGCGCGAACGCGACGGCACCAAGAAGCGTCCAGCAGCGAGTCCTGGTGCCGGGCTGCAACCGACCCGCATCCCTGACAACGTCTGGACACTCGAACGCCAGAAAGGCCCGGTCGCCCCCGACATGGATCACCCCGCGCCATTCCCAATCGGACTGCCTGCCTACGCCATCAATACTTACACCGACGCGGGCGAACTGGTCTTCGATCCGTTCCTCGGCAGCGGCTCGACGCTAATCGCCTGCGAGCAAACCGGTCGACGCTGCCGGGGCATGGAACTGTCGCCCAATTACCTCGCCCTCATCATCGAACGATGGCACCGGCTGACCGGCGGAAAACCAGAGTGCATCGGGCAAAAAATCTGCGCCTCCTCGGTCTCATTTCCTGGATAAAGAGGGCTTCCCGGATACATGTTAGTCACCATGAAAACCACCGCCAAAAAAGAGAAACCCGCCACTCAACCGAAGCCCGGAGCCCGCGTTTTTACGATGCCCTTCGGACAATATGGAACCTTCGACGGATACGACCGTCACGGTCGCGCCCTCGTCCTTATCGATGGGAAGGGAAGCGTGCCGGATGCTTTCCACCCCGGAAACGTGCGCGTCCTGTGAGACGCCGCCCCCTGAATGTCTGAGCGAACTCCAGACCAGCTATCACAGTCCCGCTCCAGCCAGGAGCGGGACTTTCTCGTTGCCTGCCTTGCGGAAATCTACCAGCCGCGCCCGATCCCCGGGATCGCTGACTGGCTGAAGGCGCAGAAGCTCGAAATCACCGCGGACCAGAATCCGACCTACGCCGGACAGCACTTCGACCCGGACCGGTTTCCGGTCGTCTCGCGCCTCGTCTTCAAATACTTCGAGACGCCCGCCGCATTTGAATTGTTCTGCATCAAGCCGGTGCAGTCCACCTACACGACGCACGTCTGGTTTGCCCTCTGCCACGCGTTCATCTACCGGCCCTGCACCGCCATTCTCGTGATGCACACCCGGCAGGAGGTCCGGAAGAAAAAGAAGGACACCTATGCGCCGATCATCGCCAGCATCCCGGACCTCGCCAACAGCGAGCGCCTCGACGGCACGGAAACCACTGCTGAGGAATTCCGATTCAGCCGCTCCACGCTCTACGTCGGCGGCGGCCAGTCGGCTTCGGTCCTGACCTCGACCGCCGCGAACATCGTCATCCTCGATGAGTGCGAGCAACACAAGACCGTGGGCGACACGACCACCATCTCGCTGGCCCGTGGACGGATTACCGCCGGATCGGAATGGCGCAAGCTCTGCGCCTTCAGCAAACCGGAGAAAGAGGCGCAGTTCGAGAAAGACCCCAAGACCGGCGAACTGAAATACCTGCCCGAGGAAGGCACCTACATGCGGGCGGAGCACCTCTCTGGGAACCAACTCCGCTACGAATGCCGGTGCCCGCACTGCGGGGCATTCACGGAGCCGACGTTCAAGCAAATCCGCTTCGGTCACTGCCGCGTCGAAACCCTGCCGACGATGCCGCGGCAGTGGGACAAGCCGCGCATCCTCACCGATACCTTCTGGGAGTGCCCGCATTGTCAGGGCCGCGTCCACGAGGGAGACCAAAAGAAGCGCTGGGTGCTCGATGGCCGCTGGTCGGAAACGCCGCTCGATGAACGCAAGTCGAAGGAGATGTACCCCGTCCCGCACCCCGGACGATGGAGCGCACAATTCAGTGCCCTCACCGACATCGCCTTCGATTCCCTGACTTGGGGCAACATCGTGTTAAGATTCCTCGACGCCAAAAACGACCCGGTCAAACTCCGCGCGTTCAACAACGAAATCCTCGGCATCCCGGAACCCATCGTCCGCAGTGACGACACCACCTTCGAGCAACTCCGGCGGCTGATTCCAGGCCCGACATGGAACGACCCGCCACCTTGGAAGATACGGAACGACGACGGCACCCTCACGGGAACCATCCCGATCCTCTCAAGCCAGGTGAGCTACATCGGCATGACCGCCGACAATCAGAAGGACACGGTCAAATATCGCGTCCGCGCCTACGGGAAAGATGGCCGGTCCTACCTGCTCGACTACGGCCGCTTCCCTGCACAGCCGGGCTTCCCGGAACTGCGCACCTATCTCAACACGCAACTTTTCACCACCCTCGACGGCGTCTCCAGCCCCATCTACAAGTGCTACATGGATATCCAAGGCACCCGCTGGTACGATGCCATCGATCTCTGCCTCGCCGAGCCGGGCCGCGTCATCGCCACCGCCGGAGCGAAAGAATCCCTGCAAACCACCGACCGAGTCTGGCCGGTGAAGGTGAATGCCAAGAGTGGCCGCCCGCTCTACTGCCTCTACTTCGACCACAACTTCTGGGCCGGGCGACTCTACCGCGAGACCATCCAGAACTTCGATCCAAAACGCCACCGCCCCTACGCGCCCGCCACCTACTTCGCCTCAGACACCGGTGACGACTACTTCCACGAACTCATGCAGGAACACGAAGTCTGGAAGAACCGGAAGACCATCTGGGAGAAAGTCAGCCAGAGCGCGGTCAACGACTACGGCGATTGTGAGAAGATCGGCCTCGTGCAGGACTGGTGCGTCCGGATGTCGAAAGAAGAGCCGGATCATTCGTTGAAGTCCGGACTGCCAGCCGCGCCTCATTAAGCCGATTGTCGCTTTGCGCGGTCACAGTTCCGAAACCGACCATTTCTTGGTGATGAAGTCGGCTAGAACATCTCGCCCGCGCCTATAACCATACGTTTCAGCGACCCTGTTCCACCAAGGCCGACTGGGATGAGGAGTGGCAACGACGGGAACTGCTTCGGGGAGAGAGTGGTGGAATTCGCCAAATGCCTTCATCGAAAGAAAGATCACGGCAGTCGGCTGGAGTTTGGTGAAGTGCGTAATGAAGGCTTCGTTGGCGATGGCCACATCCTGCGCGCAAACGTCGAGTGAAGTTCCCTCTAATGCCGGGCGCAGGAAAAAGTTGTAGTAAGCAATGTCGTCTGCGACGCGCGTAAAGTCGTCGTAGCGTGGGCCAAAATCGTTAATCACCCGAAACGCGTTCCGAAAATGGGTATGCGAGGAGAAATTCTTGGCTCGCGATTTCCTCAAAATCGCAGAATTGTCGATCCACTCAAGTTGCTCGGGCAACATGTTCGCGCTGCTTCCAGAGTACCACGCTCCAGGATCAAGATGCACTGTAACGCCTTCCTCCAAGTAATGGCTCTCCCCGATGATCAAAAGCGCCGGGATCCCATCGCCGTGGAAGTTATCTCCCACGTAGGGTTCCATCATCGGATATTGACGGTAGAAGTTCATTTCTGAGGACAACTGCACCATTCCGAAAAAGTGTTGTCAAACAACATCCCAAGATTCAGGGCTGCGACCCGCGCGACTTGCGAGGCCGTGAACTCAAAGGCCGGCGGAAGGAGCCCATCGAAAACCGCGCAGCAATTGATTCTCGTCGTGAATTGCGCTGCGCAATTCAGGATTCGATCGGCGTGGGGTTCCAATAGACTCAGCAGAGCTTCAAGATGCTCGGGAGGTGGTGATTGTGCCGGTAGCGGACTGTGAAAGTTCCAGGCAGAACGTCGCCAAACCCGGTCGGAATCGGGCGATTGCTTGTCACCCGCCCGCCAGGAGGTAGTAGGCGCGAATCCAAGTAGCTTGGTGACGACATCCGGATCGTCACCGAAGTCCCTAATGGCTAGAAGCAAGTGGCACTCTTTGAGGGTCGTCAACATTGTTTGGCGAGGACCATTGGAAAGCCGTCTCACTCCGCCCCCGCACGGAGGGCCGCAATGATTTTCTCTGCCTGTTTTCCTTTGGCGGAAATTTCGTCTTTAGGACTGCTCCGGAGATAAATGCGGACGGCGGGTGTGCGGTGGCAGGATATCTCAATCCGCGAGATGTCCTCGATATTGAGCCACGTCTCCACTGCTTGTTGAGTACTCGCGAGAATTCGTTCGGTATTCGAAACGTGCAGCAACTTCTTCAGGCCTGAGAGATTATGAACGGGCATTCAGAAGCATACCAAGGGACAAAGTCGCAGCAACCGCCTGATTGCCTTGACGTGGCTCGTAAAGGAAATGTCCTACGAGTCCGCCATCGTCGAAGCCCTCGGCTTGACCGCCCCCGCCGGAGACGCGCCAGCATCTGTCCAGACTGCCTGGACGCGCCTCCAAGAATCCATCGCCTCATGGCGACAAATGCACGCCGTTGCAAATCAGGGACTTGGGAGCGGTCCTAGCGTGAGCATGTTCGAGGACAAGCTCGCGCAGATGGTCGCCATTGATCTCCGGGTTTACCGGAACGCCCTCGATGCCGCCGGGCTTGCTGCGGACACAATGCAGCAACGCCGTCCGATGGGGACCGGCTGGGACTTTTCAACCCGTCACGTTCCCGCCTGATGTCCGCGATTCTTCTCACCGACAGCAGCGGTCGCCCCTACGACCCGTCCTTCATGGCTGCCGCAAGTGCAGTCACCGCCGGGAGCGGAGTCGGCATCGCTGCCGCGCAGCAGTCGCCGATTCGCGGTCACATCAATCCGATGGACCGGAGGCAGAAGTTCGTCCTGACCGGAGAAGCCGGACGAGTCGTGCGGCAGAAGATGCGATGGCTGAAGGCGAACAGCTACGGAGCCATCGCGACACGCGTCGCCGCATGGGAGGGACCGGTCCGGCCCGACCCGGACACGGGCGATGCCGACTACAACAAGGTGCTCCGGGAGTTCTGGCAGGAAACCCAAGTGGATTCCTGCTGCTACGATCTGAGCCGCAAATTCACGGCGGAGTCCTATCAGGAAATGATGGAGGTGAACGCCCTGACGATGGGCGACGGGCTGACCGTGTTCCGCTGGGACAAGGACGGCTGGCCCGCGGTGCGCTTCTACGACGCCCTGAGCGTGGACAACCCGTCGAACAGCTACAACACGCCGGAGTGGATCGATGGCGTGAAGGTGGACGGCGACCACGCGCATCTCGCCTATCGCCTCATCAACGACACGAAACCCGGCGCACCTTGGCGCGCACTTCAGGATGTGGTGAGCGCGGCGGACTGTTTCTTCCACGCGGGCTTCGAACATCCCGCTGATGTCCGCGGCGTGTCGCCGTTCCTGGCAGCGATCAATCCGATGATTGATCTTCAGGAGATCGACATGGCGGTCATTGAACTGATCAAAGTCGCCAGCCGCATCGGGATGAGCCTCGAAACCGCCGCCGGCAGTCCCGGCGAGGAACCCGCGCCTGTGGATGGCCCGTGGGCCAAGACGATGTTCCGTCCGTCCAGCCCGGCACCCACCGGAACTGCTAGCGACCCGCCGGAGATCCCGCGCTACGTGGAGGAAGTGATGGGAGGCCCGTCGCTCGCGCGGCTCGCCGCCGGTCAGAAGCTCAACCTCCATGCCGTCGAACGGGACATCCCCAGCTATGATGAAACCCGCGGCAACACCCTTGAGAAGATCGCCCTCGCCCTCGGACTGCCCGCGCCGATGCTCTTCGGCCTGTTCACAGGCCGCTTCGGCGGAACCGGTCCCGCAATTCGCCTGACCATCGGCGACAGCCACCTGTGGCGGAACCGCCGTCTGGCGCGACGCGTACCGTTCGTGAAGCGCGACTACGGCCGCCGGATCGAACACGCCATCCGCACGCGGCTGATCCCGTCGCCAAAGCGCAGCGTGCTGAAGCCGTTCCGCTGCCTTGCGAGATTCAGCGAGGCCTACACTATCGATATCGGGCGGAACACGCAGGAAGACAAAGTGAAGCTGTCGCTCGGTGCCCTGAGCCTCAAGCGCCTCGCCGCGGAACGCGGGCACGATGCCATCACCGTTCTCAACGAGCGGCTCGATGAATTGGAGCACCTCTGGAACGAGGGCGTCATCAATCGCGGCCTGCCGCAGAGCATCGTGTTCCCCGATAGCAAGGCCGCGCCCGTGCCGGCAGCGCAAAACGATCCCGATGATCCAGAGCAGACACCGCCCCCAACGCCCCCGGCAAACTGACCTACGACAAACCTACGACAACTTCACACCTCATGTCCGAAATTTTTTCGCGCCTCCCAAGAATTGCCGACGCCGTTTTCAATCAGCCGTGGATGATTCTGCCAGAATTCCACCTGCGCACGCTGGTACCGCAACTGCTCGCGGCGGTGGAGAATCCCGACCGTTATCAACGCCCGCTGCGCAGTGAGGAATCCGGTCGCCGGGATCCGCACGCGAAGCACAGAGCATTCGATGCCTCGCTGATCGCCGGAGGACAGCCTGCATGGCTCATCAAGCCAGAGGACAAGCGCGCCAGCGTCGCCTACAACATCGATGCGCAGAGCGGAGTCGCACAAATCTACGTCAACGGAGTGATCGGCAAAGCCCTCGACAGCTTCGACATGGAGTGCGGCGGTGTCTGCCTCGACCACGTCGTCGCCGCACTGGAGCATCTCGCCGAATACTCGCCTGCGGCCCTCGCGCTCCATTTCAACAGTCCCGGTGGGACCGTGACCGGAGTGAGCGAGGCTGCCGACGCCATCACCGCCTTCTCGCGCGGAGTGGCCCCGGTCCAAGCCTACACCGACAGCATGTGCGCCAGTGCGGCCTATTGGCTCGCCTGCGCCGCTGATGACTTCACCGCCGCGGAATCCTCCTACATCGGGAGCATCGGCGTGTATTGCGCCCTCGTGGATTCCTCGAAGATGTACGAGGACAAAGGCGTCTTCGTGAAGCTGGTTTCTTCCGGGATTTACAAAGGTCAGGGAACGCCCGGGGTGCCGCTATCGGAGCAATACGTTGCGCTGCGGAAGCAGCAATGTCAGGCCACGGCGGAGCGGTTCTTCGGAGCCGTGATCGGTGCGCGTGGCAATCAGATCGCCAACGAAGCCGCCGCAATCGCCGAGGGCAAAGGGATGCCGCTGCTGCCGGAAGAGTGGGCTGCCTCCATCATGCAGGGACAGGCGTGGTACGCCAGCGACGCGCCCCGCGCCCTGACCGATGGCTTCCACGCCGACCGCCGCGCGCACCTTCGCTCCCTCACCGGTCGCCGCAGACGTTGACATCCGCGCCTTGGGTATCGCCACCGCATCACCATGAAACGACTCTCCGCTCTCGTTGCCATTTTCGCCGCCGTCCTGTTCTTCCCCTGCCTCGCAAAGGCAGAAGACAGCCCGGCCCCGGACAAGCCCGCCCCACAGCAACCAACGCCAGACAAGCCCGCGCAGGGACAAGGCGAAGCCGCACCCAAAGCCCGCCGCGAGGATGAAGATGAAGCGCAGGAACGCGCCGGTCGCATCGATAAGATGGCCGCTTACTTCCGTTCCAAAGGCGGCCTCGCGGACAGCATCGCCGCCGCCACGGCCCGCGCTGAAAAGGCGGAGAAGGAACTCGCCACCGCCCGCGAGCAAGTCACGGCCCTGACAAAGGAGAACGAGCGGCTCAAGACGGATTGGAAGGCACTCGAAGAAGCCGCCCTCGCTCCCGAGGAAGCCAAGTCCGAAGCCTCACAGAAGGCCGCCGCCGCCATCAACGCGCAGGTCGGCAAGGAACTCCGCTCCATCGGACACGTTCCCAAACAGAAGAAAGAGGTGGCCCACGAAGTCACGACCGACGCGGCCAAAGACCGCCCGCTCTCGCCGCTCCAGTTGATCGCCCTCGGACGCCAGAAGGCACAACTCAACTAATCACCCTATCCGTTCAATTTTTCCACCCCGTCGCCATGCCAACCGCACTCGAAATCGCCATGGGCCGCAGTGTTCCCCTCACTCAGGGGATCCTGATGGCCGTCCAGACCAGCCATCCGCTGCTGTCCGCCTTTGATGTCCGCACCACGACAGACAAGCGATTCATGTCCCTCGTGCTCACCGGTCTGCCGAGTTCCGGCTTCGTGGAATACAATCAGGGCTTCACTCCGAGCAAGACGACCCTCGCCATCCGGGAGTTCGACTGCAAGCTCATCGGCGGCCAAGTCGCGGAGGAAGTGATCACCGCCAACGAATGGAACAAGGCCCACCCGCACGCGGGATACACTTACTTCGACCTCCAGACCGAAGGCAAAACCACCGCAGACCTGCGCCACATCGAACGATGCACCATCTACGGCACCGCCGTCGATCCGAAAGCGCCAGCGGGCCTCAAGGAACTCACGCCGTTCATCCCGGCCAGCAACAACCTCGCGCTCACCGACAGCCCCGACGACTACGACTTCACCAAGTCGGTGATCAACGCCGGAGGCACCGCGGCGGGAACCGCGTCCAGCGTGTATTCCATCTGCTTCGGCGACAAGGACGCGCAACTCGTCATCGGCAACGACCAGGGCGGCGAGTTTTTCACCATGTCGGACATCATCCAGCAAATGCTGCCGCCTGACCCTGCCAAGCCGACGGAAACCAGCCTGCACAACGTGATGCAGATTCACGGCTTCATCGGCCTCAGTGTGGGCGGCTTCACGAAACTGACGCCGGACCAAACGGTGCCGACGCAATACGCCGTCCGCCGTCTGGCGAACGTGACCAACGATGCCGCAGCCAAAGTGACCGACGCCAAGCTGGAGAAGCTGGTGCTCTCGCACAACGACGGGAAACGGCCCAGCATCCTCGCGATGTCGCCTCGGTCCGGCGACCAATGGGCCGCGAGCCGGAGCGCCGCCAACGTGTCCGTCTTCCTCGGCGGGATGGGCTCGGCGAAGGACAGCCAGGTCAATCTGCAAGCCCCGCGCCCGACGAACTACGAAGGGATTCCGGTGGTCTATACCTCCCTGATCCGAAACAACGACACCATCGAAATCTAACGCCATGATTCCTGACGCCCTCTCCCGCAAATCCCTCGCTCTGCCCGCCGCCGGGGCGACTGCCAACACGGCTTCCCTCGACCTCGGGGCCGCTCCCGGTCCGGTCCCCGCGCTCCAGGTGGAAATCCTCGTCGCCCTGCTCACCGCTCTCATCGCCACCAAGAAGATCACGCTGACGCTGCAACACAGCAGCGACAACGGAGTCGGCGACGCCTTCGCCGACGTGCCCGGCACCGGCACCATGATCGTCACCGGTGCCGCCGGGAACGGAGCCGCAGCCAGCCTGTTCCGCCTCTACCTGCCGACGGATGTGAAACGCTACATCCGCGCGACCGCGACGGTCGAGGCCGGCGGAGGCGACAACACCGCCAAGACATTCACCCTGCAACTCGCCTGTTAACCGGATTCCACTGTCATGCCCAAAGAACCCACCTCCACGCCACCGGCGGAACCCTCGCTGCTCGATCCCGCCGCCCTCGAAACTCAACTCCGCGCCAGAATCGAAGCCGAGCTTCGCGCAGAGTATGAGCAAAAGCTCCGTGCCGCCGCCGCCTCGGTTCCAACTCCACCTGCCGAGGGGAAACCCGCCATCTACTATTTCCAGCACGGTCGCGACCTCGTCGCCGTGCCGGTAATCGCCGCCGGCAGCAACCTTCATCATCCGCAGACCGGCACGCTGCTGGTGGCGGGAGCCCAATCGTCCGACCAGCCCGCCAACGGCCGCTTCGTCCTCAAGTCCTGACAGTTTCTCCGCTGCCCTGGTGAAACCCGCGCCCCGGTTCCGGTCCTGACCGGTTCCGGGGCGTTCTTTTTCAACCTCCTCTCAACCATGCCTGCGCCCTTCCTCACCGGTGCCCTGCGCTTCCTCCAGCAAATAACCGTCGCCACCTTTGGAGGCCCGGAGAAAATCTGGTGGCCAGCCGATCCCGCCGCGAAAACCTACACCATCCCGGTGGAGTGCGCCGCCGCACCACAGGACGGGCAGAGCCGGGAACTGGCCGGGCTGCTCACGCTGCCCACCGACGGCCAGGTGTTCCACTGCACCCTCGCACATTTTCCGTTCCCGCCGGAACCGGAGGTGATCTTCATGTTCGGGCCGCCCATCGCCAATCCGAACGCGCCGCCGGCGACGATCTTCGACCCTGCCGCATCCCGGAAGTTCATGGTGAAGTCCACGCGGACCTGGGGCGAGCAGGTCACGATAACAGCGGAACTGCACAGCGCGCCCTGAGATACCTACGACAAACCTACGACAACTCACCGCAGGCATTCAAAAAAATCCCCAATGATTTGTGGCCAAAGAAGGACTTTTCCTCATCACCGACACCAGCATCATCGCCTCGCTCGCGAAGTATGCCGCCGCGGAGGCTGTGCGCGGCAAAGGGATGCTCGAAACGGCGCGCAAGGTGTTCCGCTTCCTCGTTTCCTTCGCCCTCGCGAAGATTCCGAACGGCGACCCGAAGAAAATCCGGGCGAACCTGCTGCAAATCGTAACGGCATACACCCGGGTGCGGGCTGCATCGGTCGGAGTGTCCTCGTCGCTGCGGACCCGCAGAACGCGGCGCAACGCGACAGCCGACGCGCTGCGCGGGACACTCGCAGCGAAACTGGTGTGGATTCTCAACTACCTCGCCGCCCGCGATGCGAAAGGCGCGGCATTCTATCGCATCGTCCGGAAGTTCGTGAATGCGCGTGCCTACTCCGCCCGACTGCACCGGGCCGGTCTTTATCCTGCGCTGGAAGGCACCAAAGCCCGCGTGACCGGAGGGAAGCTGCCGAAATACCGCCACACGCCGGGCAGCTTCGCGGAGGGACTCACCGACGACGTGGCGACGATCCTCACGGAGAATTGGGCGAGTGCTCACGGGCCAAACGCCAAAGGGATCGCAGGCCTGGCCAGCTTCGCCTTCGATACCGCGTTGCCCGAAGTGGACGCGCTCCTGACGCGCTACCTCCGGGAGAACATGGCGCGAGCCGCGAAAGCCGCCGGATTCCAAGTGCCGGCATCCTGACACTGCCATGAACCTGCTCACCACTCCGCCCATCAAAGCTCTGCTCGAAAGCATCGCCCGCGTCCTGCGGGAAGGCATTCCGCAGATTCCGGCGCTCACTCCGGCCCAGCCATGGGCCGCGGGACAGCGATGCCCGGAAGGACATCCGTTCTTCCCCAAAGGGCTGATGCTCGTGGATTTCATGCAGACGGGGAAAGTCTACACGCCGAGCTGCGAGATCCTGTGCGACGAACAGGCGGTGGCGAAGGCGGAGAACGACGACCGTATGTGGAAAGTGCCGGTCGAGATCGATCTCATCTGGGATCGCGACATCTGGGAGGCCCCGGAAGGCGAGCAACTCCAGGCTGTCGTAAAGATGATCCTGACCAATGCCATCACTCTGCCTGACACTTCAGTGCAGACGGCGCAGGCGAGGCTTTCCACCGCCGGGCTGCATGTTTGGGGTTCCCGCGATGGCGACAACTTCCTCGGACAGGACTTCGCCAAACTCACTGCACTCGAAGGCCATCCCCTGATGTCCTTCAGCTTCACCGTCATCTGTAGCGGCATTCGCCAACCCTGAATCCTCATGCCCGCCGCCGTCTTCAACCCGCTCGCTGCCGTCATCGTCCACAGTCAGGTGCCGGTGAATCCACTCACGTTCCAGCTGCTGGAAGGTGAAGAGGCGCTCCTCATTCATGCCTGCCGCCGGCAGGCGACTCGGCAGGAATGGCGACGCTACAACCGGCACGGGAAGCTGATCGTGTTCGTACGCCACAGCCCGATGCTCACCTATTCTGTGCGCGCCACCGCCCTCGATCCGACCGGCGAAAACCTCGGCAACTATCACCCGGGCCGCTGCCTCAGCGACCGCTCGCTCGCGTTCATCAACGGTGGGCGCACGCCGTTCCAGTTTGAGCGGGAAGTCGAAGGTGTCGTCCCGGGCAAGCTCATCCTGCTCAATCCCTCACAGGAACCCGGCGCGGGCGATGCCACGGAAGTGGACTTCACGATAGAGCACGCCTTCGTGGACCTCAATGTCGAGGAGTATCCCGGCGGCAGCGTGGCCACGCCCGGAGAGCCGGAGCTTTTCATCACGCTGCCGGAGCAAACCGTCGCCGATTTCACCGCCGAGGCCCTCGAAGCCCTGATCGAAGCCGTGTTTCTGAATGCCGACCCGTTCGCTGGCGAGCCGTTCACCCTGACGCTCTACAACGGCGACCCCGCTGGGAGCGGCGTGGCCGTTTCCGATCCGCTGCCGCTGAGCGATTGGCTCAACGTGGATCAACCGGACGTTCCGTCGCGCACCCGCGTGCGGAATCATGCCGTGCTCGAGTTCCTCGACGCCTCCGGGCTCGACCGCACGGTCACGCACCTGCTGTGGGCAAAGAACGGGGTGCCCATCTCGCGCAAGGAACTGTCCGCCCCAATCATCATCCCTGGCTACTATGGCCTGCGTGTGCCGGTGAACGCGTTGTCCCTGCAACTCACCTGGCCGCAGGCTGGCGATATGGCTGGATCGTGGACGGAACATCCGGCGCATCTCGCCTTCCGCTATCTCTTCGGCACCGAGCTTCTCGATCCGACGGAGACGGTCTGCTACGTGACGTGCTTCGACGGCGACCCCCACACCACCGGCAACGCCATCGCCGACAACCATCTCACGCTCGACCGGTCGGTGAGCGGATGGACGGCAGCCGGCAGCAACTCGACGAGCGCCGCGGCGGTTTCCGGCACGGACCCTGCGCCTCCGGGCGGCTGGACGATTCCGTTCGTGATCGTCGGCATCAATGATGTGCAAACGTGGTGGATTGTGAAGGAGTTCTCGCCGCCGCTCTTCGTGCCGGAGGGCTTCACGGTGAGCATCAACCCCGGTGACCTCGGCGTGACCATCTCCTGATCTTTGACATTGGACACAAAGGGAAAGCCCATCACCTCATGCCCGCCGCCGCCTTCAACGCCCTCGCCGCCGTCGTCATTCACACCCAGCTCGCCGATTTCCAGGTCGAGGCCTTCGGAATCCCGAACGACATGGTCGGACTCCTCGTCAACACCATCACGCCCAAGCCGACGCGCACGAAGGTGCAAAAGTCGAATCACCTCGGCTTCGAGGGGATCATCGACATTCACAAGAATCCGCAGTTCGCGCTCGATGTGGATGCCGAGGACTACATGACTACGGGCAAGTTCAACGGTCGCCAGCCTGGCGAAGCCATCTCCCGCGCAGACGTTGCCAACTACGTGCCGCAGGTCCGTCACAAGTTCCCTGACAGCGGCTACTTCGTTTTTGACACGGTGGACTCGTCGCTGCCTGCGGCGGACCTCCACAAGAACAAGTTCACGCTGATGCTGAAGTGGACGCCGGAAGCGTCCGTCCAGGTGCTCACTCCAGCCAACGCGGTCTGATCTGCCATGAACCGCCTGCCGCTCAGTCTTCCGTCCAGACACGCGCCCGACTCGCCGCTCGTGAGGCTGTGCCGTGCTCTCGGCACGCATCCCTACGCGGTCGTTTTAAGCGCACTCGGGTGGAAACCGGTGCCCTGCGCCTACAAGCGCGAGGACGGCGACGACCTGACATGGTTCGTGGACAGCGAAGTCGGGCGCGCGCATAACCTGCTGACGCGTTACGAACTGCCGACGGAGTCGCCGAAATCGCTCGCGGTGTCTGAACCCAACAGTCCTTTTCTCGCCGGGATGTGCGCGTTGGAGAACTTCGCCGCGCTCCAGAATTGGGGCCGCACCGGTGACATCCCCGCCTTCGCCTCCTGTGGCCGCTTCCTGCGCGCCTGCGGCGTGCTGAATGGTCCCGGCTGGGGAGGTCAGGCGCAGCCCGCTAAAGCGATTCTGGGATTCGCCTATGCTGCTGCGATTGCGACGTGTGGCTTTCGCCCGTGGCCAGAACTCGGCGCGCACGGAGACCAACCGCTGGTGGCGTTCGCCCGCGAGAGTCAGACGTTCCCGGGGCTGTTCATTACGGACATCGAGCGCGTCTGCGTGCAGCCGGCGGGTGGACTGGCCTTGCGCGAACTGCCGGGATTTCCGGCGGAGGAGCATCCGTTCTTCTACGCCCTCCAAAGCGTGCTCGCGGTCGCCGGATTCCAGGCCGCGCAGGAATTGGCCCGCAAGCAGCCGCGGGTCGTCATCAAGAGCCGCAACTCGCCGGCATCGGTCATCGCCTCACAAGAGGCCCTGCGAGAGGGCAACCGCGCCACGCAGGACTTCCGCGATGCCGTGCGGAAACACCTCAAGAAATCCGCCCCGCAACCTGCCTGACATATGGACTTCGCCAGCCTTCCCATCGCCGCCCTGCCACTTCCGGCTGCCACTGAAAAACGGTGGGGCGAGGCTGCGCCCGAGCCGACTACCTCACGCAAACAGCTTCCACTCGCGCAGCGTCTCACGCTCAATCCGACGATCACGGCGAAGGTGAATTACTTCGACCTCGCGCAGACGCGGCGCGCGCCGTTCGACCTCCGCACCGCGCTGATCTGGCTGTGCCTCTGCGCGCACGACAACAGCGTCTGGTGGGAGCCACGTGCGCCGGAGCATGTGGACGGCGAGGACGCCCCGCCGCTGCCGCTGGCGCTCAACTTCGCAGCATGGATGCGCTACATCCAGGACTGGCAGGCCGCGAACTTTGCCGTCCACGAAGATCAGGAAATCGAAGCCCTCGCGCTCCGTGTCTGGATCGGAGCGCATGAGACAGTCTGTGTGCCAGAGGAAGACTCAAAAAAAAACGGGACAGCAGCCCGCCTCACTGGAGTGAATTCTACGCCCATGTCCTCAGCGGCGGAGACAGCGGACAGCGAGCCTACGTCCTGTTCCACATGCCCCTCCGCGCGGCTCACGCGCAACTACACGCGTGGCTCGCGGCCAACGGAGTCGCCTGCCTCAGCCCCGCCGAATCCGCCCGCCGGGACGCCGAAATAGACGCCCTGCTCGACAAAGCCCTCGCCTCTTGAATCATGGCCACCCGCAAGTCGAGCATCGGTGCCAGCCTCGTCATTGATCGCCGCCAGTTCAAAGCGGCGCTTGAGGCGAGTAAGGGTGATGCCGTGGCGTTTGCGAAGTCGCTCGAAGCCATCAAAGCCCCGCGAAGCGGTGTGCTCGCTGGTGAAGGCGTCGGAGGTAAGTGGGCCGACATCGGCGGCAAAGTTACTGCCGCGAAAGCAGCCCTCGAGGTCGTCGGCAAGATCAAGGACAAGCTCGCAGAACCGGAGAAAGTGGAGATGGAATTCGAGACGGCACTCGCCGGACTCGCCGCCGTGCAGGACGGCACGGAGACACTCGCGGAGCAAATGAAGGCCCTCTTCGATCTGGGCGAGAAACCCGGTCTCGGCTTTCAGCAGGTCATGGAGGCCAGCGTCGGTCTGCAGGCCGTGGGGCAGGACGCCAAAAAAGCGCGCGATACGATGAAGGAATTCGGCAATGCCGTCGCGCTCGTCGGCGGTGGCAAACAGGAGTTCAGCGAGGTGATGGTCTCGCTGCGGCAGATTCTCAGCACCGGCAGCGTGGACATGACGAACCTGAAGGAAATCGCTTCGCGCATTCCGCAATTCCTATCCATCGCGCAGAGTCTGGATCGCAGCAGCGCCCCGAAGTTTGTCGAAGCCGCCGTCGAAAAACTGAAGCAACTCCCGCGCGCCGCGGTCACTGCCCAGGAAGCCCTGAGCAACCTCGACGACGCGTGGAAAAAGAAGTACATCGAAACCAGCGACGGCGCACTGGTGGCGAACGTGAAAGCCCGCGTGCAGCGGAGCATCCAGCAATTGGAGATGGGCGGAGCGCATACGGCGGCTGCCAAACTCGCGGAGTGGTGGGGCACCGTGGAGAATGCCGCCTCACAAATGGCCGGTGGCGGCGGTCGTGTGAAACTCACCGATCTCTACGAAACATCGCAGGCGGAGATCGCGCGCCGAAAGCGGGCAAAGCAGGAGGCGGAGGACGCCAAAAAGACAGCAGATGGAAAAGCCAAAGCCGACAAGTCCGCAGAGGGACTCACGGCTCAGGAGGAACTGACGAACATTTCCAGCAAGCAACTCGAGATTGAAGAGGCCCGTGCGGAAGGAAACGAGGAGCGACTCGCCCAGCTTGAGCAGGAACTGCGCATGATGACCGAAGGAAAGGAGATCATGGAGAAGACTGGCCTCGCCGCGGAAGTGGTGGCCGATCACCTCCAACGGCGCGCCGGCCATGAGAAGGAAATCGAGCGGCTGCAAAACACAGCCGGTCAGGGAGCCTTCGCCGCTACGGCGAAAGAGGACATGGGAATCGCCCGCCTGCGGAGTCGCGGGAATCATAGGAAGGCCGATAAGCTGGAGGCGGATCGGGCAGAGCGTCAGCGTGTGGAGCAGCTCATGAAAGAAGGCGGACTCAGTGAGAAGGAGGCGAAGAAGATGGCTGCGGGCGAGCGGCAGATTTCGGAGGACACCGACTACCTCTCGCGAACGGGACGGCGCAGGATTCGGGGTGCCGTCTCGGACAATCGCTACCGCGGACTCGACGACTACCATCAATCCGACCGCCTGATGGGAATGATGGACGAATGGAACTTCGACAAGCTCGATGCCGCGAAGCGGGACCGCCGAAACCGTCCGCTCAAATCCCAACTCGACCGCGAGGCTGGCAAGCCCGGCATCACTCCTGACAAGTTTAGCGGCATGACGATCAAGCAGGCCGACGAGATGCTCGAAGTCCTGCGCGCCATCCGCAGCGCCACTGAGGGAAGCCGCGCTCCGGTCGCCGAAAAAACCCAGCCGCGAAACTGACCATGCCCGCGTTGATTGACGATGACCTGACGCTCTTCGGAGGGCGCGCCGATTGGGAAACCAATCCGGTGCTCTCGCCGGACGCCAGCGGCTTCGACCGGGTGTCGGCGGTGCTCTGCTTCCGCGGCACCGGACTCGAACTGCACAACCTGCTCGCCCTCGGCAGTCAGTCCTGCCCGGACTTCGCGGGGCGTCCGCTCTTCTACACCGGGCCGAAAGTCATGGAAGCGCGCTTCGGCTATCAGATCGCGGAACTCACATGGGCCGGCATGGCGGAAGCCTCGTGGACCACCGCGCCCGTGATGTTTCTGGGAACGAATGCCTACGTGCGCAGTATCAACATCACGATGACCACCGAGGAAAGCCTGTGGCCGCGCGATGTGAACGGCAACACGCTCTACCTCGGCACGCCCTACGCCCCGCCCGCCAGCGTCGGCGGAGCGCCCGGCCTGCGCACATTCACCGCGCTCGCCCCCGGCGGCGGCACGATCATCACCGCGCAGCTTCCCTGGCGCATCCGCCTCATTGGCCGCGCGTGGAGCATCAAGATGGCCGGCATCATCGCCGGGCCGCGCACCGCCATCATCAAGCCGCCGAAATGCACCGTGCCCGATCCCACGCTCGCAGGCGGCGGACTCTCAGAGATCAACTGGCTGAGCACCGGCGACCCGCTGGTCACGTGGAGCGGCGACGCCGGAGCCTCCGACGGCTGGGTCTGCCGGAACTACGACACTTCCCAAGAGCAGCCCCTCGGCAGCATCGTGCTCGCGCGATGGGAGGCCTACTTCCAGTGGGTCGAGCGCTACGGTCCGTAGCCCGGCGCTTTGACATTTGGGGAGAGGGTGATGAACAGCAAACTCCTCGTCACCACCCAGCCCGGCATGGCCACCAGGGTCATTCCCCTCGCCCCGCTGCACGACCACGCCGCCCGCATCGAGCTGCCCGCCAATGTGCAGGAACTCATCGGCGAAGGACCGAACTACGGTGTCGTGCAATCCACCGGAAGCAGCACGCAACTGTGGCTCGGGCCGACTTCCGTGGCACTCGACCCGCCGTATCACAATGGCACGAAGCCGAACCCGGACCTCCGTATTCTCCGGGCGCTCGCCATTGAGTGCGTCTCCACGGCCCCGACAGGACCGGCGGCATGGGAAGGTGATCCGGAAATGAGGCGGACCTTCGGTTACATCGCCGATGCCGGCGAGCCGAATGCCAGCCAGACCGCCGCCGCCGCGCTGCTCACCGCGTGGAAACCGGATGAAATCTTCACCGTCGGCGATTTCAGCTACAGCGTAGAAGCCGACGGCAGCACGGGACTGAATGCGGACCTCGCCGCGTTCGCCGCCTTCATCGCCGCATCGAAACTCTTTCCGGTGCTCGGCAATCACGAGTGGGACGCCGCCGGCATCATGGCGCTCCTCGATGCAAAGTTTCCCTACGTCACCGCCTTTCCCGGCACGTCCTACTACGACAAGCTGATCACCGACGAGGATGGCAAGCCGTTCGCGCACCTTCTGTTCCTCGATGGAGGCCGGAAGTCCAACTGGACGGCCATCGGAGCCGGCACGACCGGCGGCGCAGGACCGGGATCCACGCAGTGGAACTGGATGCTCGACCAGATCGCCGAGCCCGACCGCTTCAACGTCCGCTGGCGCATCGCGTGCGTGCACTGGCCGATGACCACGGGCGTAGCCGGCTCGACGATCATGCCGGAACTGGTCGCGCTCGCGCGCAGCGGTCACTTCGATCTCATCCTGTGCGGGCACACGCACAGCAACGAGGAACTGGTCGTCCACGGCGTGCCGGTGCTGAACATCTCGACTGCGAGTCAGGAAGTGCGCACCGCCACCGACAACCTGTACGGCGCGTTCGGCGACGTGCAGACAGTATGGAAGGACAGCGCCCGCCACTGCATCACCCGGCTGCGCCTCACGCCACACACCCTCACGTGGGAAGTGTTTGATCTCGCAAACAGCGCCGCACCGATCCGCACGCGAACCATCACGCCGCGCACCGTGAAGCCCCTCGGTTCCTACACCGTGCTGCTCCAGGACGGCGTGACTGGCGTCAGTCAGGACATCAAGTGCCAGTTCAAGATGCAGGCCGGCGACAGCGTGCTGCTCAAGTGGCCGCAGGGCCTGCCGTTCACCGGCAACGCCGCCCATCTGACCGTCAGCGGAAACTTGGAAGCCCGGCACACCCTGCTGCGGGCGGTCGCCATCGGATTCTGAACCCTAACCCATCATCCCATGAACCTGATCCTCACCGGTCTCATGACCGAATCCTACTTCCAGGTGCAGCCGGAAACCGCCGGTGCTGCCTCCGCATGGCGGAATCTCACCCGCGGACGGCTCGAGTTTCCGACCGCAGACGGCGCGATTTCCCAATACCTGACACCAGTCGCCGGCGTGACCTACACGTTCGACAACTTCCCGGCGGTCGAACTGAACGGCTCGCCCGTCATAAACGACATCGGACTCGCAGCGGCCTTCGCCAAGTTCCACCTGCTGCATCTTCGCATCGCGCCCTATCGCCCGGACCTCGCTTCCAGCGGCACCGTCGCCGCGACGCTGACAGACCTTTTCGGCACCGGCGCGCATGACTGCGGCACCCTCGGCATCGGCGACGAACTGATCCGGACCAAGCAAGCCGGCTTCGCGCTGATCTCGACCAGCAAGCTCGAACTCGTCGTCACCGCCCCTGTGAACCTCGCCATCGAGTTGCTGCTGCTCGGAATCGAAACCAGCGGCGGCGTCCCTTCCTGAAGCTTCATCCTCAACACTGACCTCCTCCCATGACTGACTCCTACGCCTCCTGCACCAACTACCAGCCCGACCCCTGCGTGCCCCTCTCCGGGGTCTGGCCGCTCAACAATCACCCGGCCTTCGATGTTCCGCTGCGCGGCGACTTCGCGGTAATCGCCTGTCACTTCAATCCTGCGGGCTACGAAAAGCCGCGCCGCAACATGGCCGTCTTCCTCGACTGGCTGTGGGGACAGCGGGTGCCGGTCTTCATGGTGGAACTGACGTTTCCCGGACAGACGCCCGTCCTGCCGCAAAGACACGAGCGTGTGCTTCAGGTGCAAACCTCGCCTGAGCACTCGCTCTGGCACAAGGAAGGGCTGCTCAATCTCGTCCCGCGGATCGTCCCGCACCAATTCCGCAAGCTCGCGTGGATCGACGCCGACGTCATCATCCGCCAGAAGCAGTGGTATGACCGCGCGAGCGCACTGCTCGACCAGGTCAATGTGGTCCAGCTTTTCAGCCGCGCGATCTTCACGAACCAGGCCGGCTGTGAATGTGGACTCAAGCCGTCCGTCGGCTATGCGGCAGCGAACCGGGATCCGCGCCGGGCAGAGTGGCGCTACTTCCACTGTGGCTTTGCATGGGCCGCCCGGCGGGAGCTTTGGGAGCAGTTCGGTGGACTCTATCACTCCATCATCGGACACGGCGATACCATCATCGCCCTGGCCGCGATGAATGCCATCAACCGCGACCACACGCACATCCGTCCGCTGAATGAAGCCGTCTGGCGAGCGATTCAGGATTGGTCAGGACCGGTGGCGAAATGGACGCAGGGCCGCCTCGACTGCCTGCCTGCCGACATGGTGCATCTCTGGCACGGCGACCGGAATGCCCGAAACTACATGGGGCGCCTCGAATACACGCGCGATCTCGACCCGCGCACCGATGTCGCTCCCAACGGCACCACCGGAGTCATCGAATGGACGCGGCACGCCCTGACAAGGAAGCCGCACATGGTGGACGCCGTGCGCGGATACTTCGCCGAACGGAAGGAGGACGGCTGACATGAACCCGATCCCTTCGCCGGAAGTCCTGAGCGGATACGAGAAGCTCGGCATCATCGGCATCCTGCTGCTCGTGCTCTCCGTCGGACTCGTCGTCATCGCATGGGCGGTGCGCCGATTCAGCAAGCTGGCCTCGCAGGCCTTCGAGTTTGTCCAGAAGCAGACCGAAGCTCTGACAGGCGTGAAGAACAGCATCGAGCAACAGCACGAAACGCAGACCCGCCTGCACGAACGGCTCGACGGCCTGTTCAGCTGCGCGCGGAGCGGCTGCCCCGTCTTCGAGATGCGCAAGCGTCAGCAGAAGGACGCCGTGCGCTTCGCGGAGCCTGACGAATCTCCCGCAACGCCACCCGTGCCCACAATCCAATGAAACGCCGCACCCTCACCATCATCGCCGCCACGCTGGCCGTCATCGCGCTGCCCTCGTGCGAAACCCTCACAGGCATCCCCGTCTCGGTCTCCTACAGGACGCATCTCGACGGATTCGACCTCACCGCCGGCTACAGCCGGAAGGACGGACTGAGCATCGCCGCGGAGCACCTCCGCATCCTCACGCAGAAGTAGCTTCCCGCCATGCTTCCCTCCGCCGATCCTGCCCACCGTGGAATGGGCGCTCTCCAAATCCAAGGCTACATCGCCGATGCCCTGACGAGCGGTGCGTCCTCTGTGGCAAGTTTCACGCGCCCTGCCGATACCACACCCTACACCGCCGGCGACGCCGTCGGCGGTGCCAGCACCATACTGACCTATGTTGGCATTGCCGCGGGCTCGACACCCGGGCGGAACATCATGATCACCTCCGCCGCGCTGCGGATCGACGTGAACGCTGTGCCCGCGGGAATGTCAGGGTTCCGCCTCCACCTCTACAGCGCCGCTCCGGACGCCATCGCCGACAACGCGCCGTGGGACTTGGCCAGCGCAGGCGACCGGAGCAAATACCAGGGCTATATCGACTTCGCTGCTCCCGCTGACTTCGGCTCTACGCTTTATGCGCAGGCGGACAGCATCAACCACCAGGTGCAGCTCGCGGACGCCGCCTCGGCACTCTTCGGCGTGCTCGTGACTACCGGGGCGTTCACGCCGGCAGCCTTGACCGTGTGGACGGTGAACCTGCGCGCCATTTCGGTATGATTCCCGCGCGACTGCCACTGCTGAAGCCGCGTCCCGTTGTCGGGCGGAGCCTGCTCGCAGAGTTTGCTGACGGCATCTCCGTCGGCAACCTGACATCGACAACAAACTGGCAGGAATTGAGCGGCATCGCCTGCCCGACGCTCCCAGCGAACGCCGCGTATCTGTGGATCGTCAGCGACCAGCCCGCCAACATGCTGGCCTGCGTTTCCGCAGCCAATGCTTCCAGCCAGGGCGTGTGGACGCTGCAAGGTGTCAGCATTTCCGCGCCGGCAGATTGGGAGGAAGTGGCCACGGGCCGCATTGGAGGCATCTCCTATCTTTACGTCGGTGACTTCGGCGACAACGGTAATGCCCGCGCCACCTTCAACATTCACCGCTGTGTGGAGCCGGTCATCACCGGCAACGACGGAACGATCCCGTCTGGCGACATTCACACCATCGTCTGTGCGTTTCCCAGCGGCGGCGGTGCGCCAACGCACAAAGACTGCGAGGCCCTGATCGTTGATCCTGACACCGGTGATCTCTACATCATCACCAAGCGTGAAAGCATCCCCGGCGTTTACTACCTTCCGCACCAGGCCAGCTACAGCGGCACGCAGACGCTCCAATACCTCGGCAAGATGTGGGACGTGCCAGACATCACCACCGTTCCGCTCGGTGCGACCGCCTGCAACGTCGTGGGCGGCACCATTTCCAGCGACGGGAAGGAGATCATGGTCAAGAACTACGACGCGATCTACTACTTCGCCCGGCCCGACAAATCGGTCAGCATCTACACCGCCCTGACACAAACGCCGGTGCAGGCTTCCTACGTCGGCGGAGGTTCCGTCAGCCCGAAGAAATCGCACCCCGGCGCGGAGCCGCAGGGAGAAGCCATCTGTTTCAGCTACGACAACAACGACTACTTCACCGCGAGCGAATACCTCGCCACGGAGGGCAGCACCGCGACGCGGTTCCCGCTCTTCAAATACACGCGCCTGGCTAAACCCGCGGCGAGCATCGCGTTTCAGGACGGCGTAGCTCCGGACGGCAGCTATGCCGGCACGCTCGACACCTACATCTGGCAGACGAATCCCGCGACCGTGCGCGGCGCGGAGACCACCATCGTCCTCGACATCACGCCCGGCACTCCAAGTGACGACCGCCGTGCGCTGCTGAAGTTCGACCTCACCGCGATTCCAGCGAACGCCATCATCGCCGGTGCCCGCCTCGATCTGTGGATTTCCGCGGAGGGCCAGGGCTGGGCATGGTATCGCATGCTGGTCCCGTGGGATGAAAACAGCACCCACAACAGCCTCGGTGGAGTGTCGAACGACGGCGTCAAAGCCGTGGCCACCGAGAGCACGCGCAACGGCTTCAATCTCGACACCGTCACCGGCATCAGCGTGCGCGACAACATGCTCGTCTCCGACGTCCAGCAAATGGTGGCCAACCCGGCCACGAACTTCGGCTGGCTCGGGCTCAACACCGATGCCGGCGGCGACGGCGTCCAATTCGATTCCCGCCAAAGCATCACGGCTGCCCGCCGTCCCAAACTAACCGTTCGCTACTACCTCCCATGAACATCCTCGGCAAATCATACTCCCGCGCCGATTTCCCGGCCTATCTCCAGACACTGAAATGGAACGGCTGGAAGCCGTCGCTCGTGGTCATTCACCACACCGCTGCACCTTCGCTCGCGCAGCGCCCCAAAGGCCTGCTGAGTGAGCACCTCGCCAACATCAAATGGTTCTACGAGCATGAGGCCACGGGTGCGCCGTGGTCCGCGGGCCCGCATCTGTTCACCGACGAAGATCAAATCTGGACCTTCTCGCCGCTGACTTCGCGCGGCATCCACGCCAAGAGCTTCAACAGTACCGGCGTCGGCGTCGAGATGCTCGGTGATTACGATTCGGAGGAGCCGTGGAGTGGACGGGGCCTGGAAGTCCTGACAACAACCTGCCACGCCGTGAAGGCCCTGCTCGCCGCACTGCAGCTCACGCCGGCAGCCATCCGGTTCCATCGTGACGACCCACGGACGACAAAGACATGCCCCGGACGCAAGATCACCAAAGAGGCGTTTCTGGCCCACCTCGCCTGGGTGTGAACCTCCGCACTTACTTCCTGACGTTGCAGCGGACGCCTGAGCGCGCCGAGGCCATCATGCGGGAACTTTTCCGCGCCGGGTTCCAGCGGCCGCATTGCATGCTCGGGGTGGACGCGGTGCAGGGGATCGACCACCTGCCGTGGTGGCGACCGGCCAAGGCGACATGGCTGTCCAGGTGGGGCCGACTGGAGCCGGTCATCGCCTGCGCCGCAAGCCACCTGCGCATCTACGCGGACGCCCTGAGCCGGCAAACCGCCGCGCTGATCTTCGAGGATGACGCCCGCCTCCTCGCTCCGGCGCAGCGATTCCACGCCGCCCTCGACGAGGCCCCGGACGGCTGGGACATCGTCCACTTTCACGACGCGGCCCATTACGACACCATCACCTTCGCCGACGACGGGCACACCCCCAACCTGCGCCGCATGACCGTACCCGGTTTCGGAGCCGTGGCCTACGCCATCAGCCCTGGCGGCATGTTCAAAGTGATGCGCGCCGCCTATCCGCTCGACCGCCCCATCGACGTGACCATCCGCCAGACCACCAGCCTGCGCATTTACCGCACCCGCGAGCCGTTCACCAGCCGGGACGGCAGCTTCGCCTCCGGACTTCGATAA